AAAAGACTCCGCGACGAGGTTAAGAAATACAGAGAGTATTAATCCAATCACGATTGAGATCATCTTAGGGCTTCATGTAGTCTTTCAAGACTCTAAGGTAGTCTATGACTGGTTAGTCCAGCGACACGAGTGGTTCAATGGAATGACGCCACTCTATATGATAAACCGAGGCAAGCACAATCAAGTATTGACACTTGTTAATAGGGCGCTTGAAGCGAATAAGGAACTATAATGCTCTTTCTAATCCCAATCGCTGCAATCTTTGGTTACTACATTGGTCGAGAGAACTCAGCCATCTATTACGACCGAAGAGTGGCGGACCTGAGTCGTGAGGTCACGTTCTGGCAGAGTATTGCGAAACGACAAAAGGATCAGATGCTATTACCTCCGACTCCAAAGCCACGCTGCAATTCATCAACTACGAAATTGTAATCTTATATAAGTCAGTACTTTGTAGGGACAACTCTTCCCCATTAAGATCCACCGTTTGCATTAAAGCCAAGGCGAAGTGCCGCATTATAACAGAGAGTTTTTTTGAGTGCTTGATGTTCAGCTCTTTATATTTGAGTTCGTGTTCTTTTGATACCTTTACGCTAATCTGGCCCGTCTTTACCGGGCCCGGATCAAGCGCGTGGACATTCACCTCAAACTCGACCTTCATTAACCGACTGCTTCAGCATCTAAGATCTTAAAAGCATCATCGATAGCTTCCATGATCTTATTTCTAAACAGCTCAGAAGTATCAACACCATAGCCCTTCAATAGCTGAGCCTGTTTCTTGGTCTCAGTATTAACTTTGATGTTGATCTGCTCAACGTAAACTCTCTGACCTAACATTGGGGGGGGTACTTCTTTGTGCATAGATCTATAAATACAAAAGAAAATAGGCTTGTAAAGGATAACCTGAGAGTAACTTCGTATCAGACCTGAGAGTAATGTTAGGGTACTTTGAGGTTAAACAATATTATGTCCAGGACACTTGAAAAGTTACCCATGATTACGCCGACTATCTATTACATAAAGCAGATCAATCTGTGCGTATCTGAAAGGAGCTTTAATCTCTATAAGAAGCTTCGAGAAAAGAACGGTAAAGAGATCACCAGGCGCTTAAGAGAAGTGGTTAAGGAAGAGATTGAGCTCATGAACAAAGAAGTCAGTAAATGAGCAAGAAGATCCTTAAAACAATTCCTAACGAGCTTCCAGTTAAGAAGCCGCCACAGCCCCCCGCGTTTAGCGCCAAGATGGAAATGTTCTGCAATGAATACCTGATTGATATGAATGCAGCCAAGGCGGCTGAGCGTTGTGGCTACAAGGCCGGCGCCAATACTGTCTATAGATTAATGAAGGATCAGCGAGTCATAGACCGCATCAATGCGCTCATGGCCGAGCGTGCTGAGCGCACCGGCATCAAAGCTGATGGCGTGCTTAAAGAGCTTGGCCGCATCGGGTACGCCGACGTTAGGGGCATCTTTAAAGAAGATGGCACAGTGAAACCAATCGGAGAGTGGCCCGAAGATCTGGCTCGTTCATGCTCCGGAATTGAAGTCGTTGAGACATTCGAGATGGGGGGTAGCGCTAAGATCTGGAGCGGCTACGTAAAGAAGATCAAGTTCTGGGATAAGCCTAAGGCGCTCGAGCTAATGGGAAGAAATCAAAAACTATTCACCGACCGCGTGGAGCACACAGGATCACTCACGCTTGAAGCATTGGTCGCTGGATCAAACACAATAGAAGGAGATAAGTAATGGCACTAGAGACACTAAAAGGTATTAAGAAACTAGGTGAATTTGACGTGGTAGTAATGGATGAACTGCGCGAGAAGCATCCAGAGAAGTTTAACGAGTCAGGCGCGATGGATTACAAATGGTTTGAGGCTGATGTTCGCCCTCATAACTTTGTGTATGTTCGCCATGACGTGAACTCAATTAGCTTCACCATCCAAAAAGGTCCAGTCGCAGAAGTTGGTGTCAATGGCTGTCAGGTAGACACGCTGATAGAAGCTGCGAAGACTATCCTTGAGGGACTTAATAAGAACTTTCCTTGTCGAGAGAATGCGGTCGCAATCACGAAGCTATATGAAGCGCTCATGTGGTTGCAAGAGCGCAAGCGTGTCCGCGAGGCTCGTGGTGTTGAAGGATTAAGTAAAACCTAGATGACCGCACGCCACGCGGCTCAAGCAAACATTCGTCGCTGGCGTGAGAATCCAAAGGCCTTCGTGCATGAAGTGTTCAAGGTCAATCTTGATCCATGGCAAGAAGATGCGCTGGATTCTCAGGCCTCAACGTCTTATGTGCCACGTCGTAGGCTATGCCTTAAAGCCTGCACAGGACCTGGTAAGTCGGCGTCACTGGCTTGGCTTGGTTGGTGGCGGTTAAGTTGCTTTGGTCGCGAGCATGGGCATCCTAAAGGTGCAGCGCTGAGTGGTGAGGGTAGAGATAATTTACGCGATAATTTGTGGTCTGAGATGGCCTTGTGGCAAGCACGCTCTGAGTTCTTAAAGCATTCTTTCGTGTGGACTAAGGAGCAGATCTACGCAAAGGATCATGCGAACACATGGTTCTTGTCGGCTAGATCCTACGCCAAAGATGCAGATGCTGAAGCTATTGGTCGATCATTGTCTGGCCTTCACTCACCATTCCCCTTCGCTTTACTTGATGAGACTGGCGGTATGCCGATCACGGTAGGGCAAAAGGCTGAGCAGATCTTTACTGGCGGTACGGTCGATGGATTTATTGGAGCTGCGGGCAATCCGACCTCAACGACTGGATTACTTTATCAGATCTCAACGGTACTGGCCGAACTCTGGCGAATCATTACGATCACAGCCGATCCAGATGATCCACGTAGAACACCTAGGGTTGACGTTGATCACGCCAGGGAGCAGATCAAACTCTACGGGCGAGATAACCCTTGGGTCATGTCTACGATTCTTGGTTTATTCCCGCCGACATCTATTAGTCAATTGCTTGGGCCTGATGAGGTTGAAGCTGCAATGAATAGACACCTGCAGATCGATCAGTATGACTTCTCGCAAAAGCGCCTAGGTGTCGACGTTGCGAGATTCGGTGATGATAAAACTATAATCTTCCCGCGCCAAGGCTTAGCTTCATTCAAGCCAGTGGAGATGCGTAACGCTAGGTCTGATGAGATTGCGGCAAGAGTGGCGGCGGCGAAGGCTCGCTGGGGCTCTGAGATTGAGTTCGTTGACGGTACTGGCGGCTATGGAGCAGGTGTTATAGACTTCTTGCTTCAGGCCGGCCACGCTCCGCAAGAGATCCACTTCAGCGGCAAGGCTATTGACTCACGCTACTTCAACAAGAGATCTGAGATGTGGTTTGAGATGGCTGATTGGGTTAAGCGTGGAGGGGCGCTGCCGAATCTGCCCGAGCTTAAACGTGAACTTACGACTCCAACATACACGTTTCAAAACGGTAAGCTAAGACTTGAAGAGAAGGATCAGATTAAGAAGCGCCTGGGCTTTTCTCCTGATATCGCGGATAGTTTGTGCCTCACCTTCGCGCTGCCAGATATGCCAGCAGCGTCTAGTTTTTTAGGCATGGTTCAAGCGAAGAACAACAAACCAAACGCCGACTATAATCCTTATGATGATGAGCGCCTTTAGTCTTAACGCAATTAAACATAAGTTGAAAGTAACTCTGAAGTAACTTGCGGCGCATCTCATTCTTTGCTCATGCAAGAAATTTGTGGGCGCTCTCAATTAAAGTTCGAACGCGCCTATTTGCATGATTTTTGGGATGAGGCGATCGCCTTAACCCAACTTAACCACGCCGAAACTGGCGGGTTGCCATACGAAGACTTCAATCCAGACAAAGATAAATATCTCAAGATCGAAGAGATCGGTTTAATTGTTTCATTCACACTACGCTCGGCCGGGAAACTGGTCGGGTATTGCCTTATGTTTGTATCGAATCATTTGCACTACAAATCAAAACTCTGGGCGGTTCAAGACACGCTCTTTGTGCATAAGGGGCATCGCGGTCATGGAGCTGCGAAGTTCTTAATGCTCGTTGATGAATGGCTTAAGAAAGCCCGCGTTGATGTTGTCGTGAGGCAGGTTTCAGACAAGCTCGACTATTCCAGAACACTGAAACGTCTTGGATATTCAAGCGTCGAGACGGGCTATATGAGGACATTTACATGGGATTAGGTTCGCTCGGGACTTCTGGTCTTGGTGCAATAAGCCCCTTGCCAAAGCGCACGAAGGCATTGAGTGAACAAAAGTCCTCCAGCACGACGCCATCACCGACAACGAAGCGCTTTGAAGCAATGATGCCTCCGCCTCAGCCAACGACACCGCGAGCTCCAGTCGCTCCACCACCACCGATAAATGTATCTGATGGCTTTACTCCAGTCGCTCCGGCCACCACACCGGTAAAGCGCAATCCAATTAACACTTCGATATTTAAATCAGATCAGCTGCAAGCGGCTGATCTTCGTAAACGAAGAACAATCTTAGGGGCGTGATATGGGAGTAGTTGAAGGAGCTTTGATCATTAGTGCGCTAGCAGCAGCAGGCGGCACAGCCCACGCGGTTGAGTCATCAGCAAATGCAAGGCGAGCTGCAGGTCAAGCTGCCGATGGAATGAGACAAGACAACGCAAGGATCAAGAAAGAGTCCGAGACTCTAGCTCAAAAGGCAGATCTCCAGGCGATCAGAGATGCTAAGCGCATTCAAGGCGAAGGACCAACAAAGAAGAAGAACGAAGCCGCTGGCACAGTACTGGGCGGCGTTGATGGATCAATGGCTGGCACGGGCCAATCACTTGGCGGCGTACCTGGCAAGACTGTGTTGGGCGGCTAGTTGGATAAGCAGCTTGCACAAGTCAATTCAAAACGCCGAAGACTCGAAATTCTTCGAGGTCAATTAGATACTGAGCGCCAAAGCTTCATGCCTCAGTGGCGTGATATCGCTGACTACATATTGCCGACTCGCCCTAAGTTTCAGATCACCGACGCCAACAGGGGCGCGCGTAAAAACCAAAAGATCGTAAACTCTCACGCTACTCAAAGCGCTGACACATTAAGGTCTGGCATGATGAGCGGGATCACATCGCCCGCGCGTCCATGGTTTAAGCTATCAACTCCTGATCCTGCCCTGGCCGAGCTAGGGCCAGTTAAATTCTGGCTCGATGTCGTTGGCCGCCGCATGAGTGACGTGTTCTTGCGATCTAATTTATACAACGTTCTTCCACAGGTTTATTCAGATTTAGGTGGATTCGGTACAGCTCCAATGCTGATCGAAGAAGACTTTGATGAAGTGATCAGAGCCTACTCTCTACCGCTTGGCAGCCACATGATAGCTAAAGATTCAAAGGGCCGAGTCAATACTCTGTTCAGAGAATTCAGAATGACTGTGAGGCAAGTTGTTGAGGAGTTCGCAAAGCGTGATGAGCGCACGCGAGAGATCGACTGGACTAACTTCAGTACACATATAAAAGAGCAGTGGCTTCAGAATCAGACAGAGACATGGGTTGATATCTGTCACGTCATTCAGCCAAACGAAGAGTTCGATGATAAGAAATTAGATTCAAAGTACAAAAAATTCTCGTCTTGTTACTATGAGCGCGGGACTACGGGTTCAAAGTCTCAAGGCTATTTGCGAAATGCAGATTCAAATGTGTACCTTCGCGAATCAGGTTATGACCACTTCCCAGTACTTTGCCCTAGATGGGAAGTTTCAGGCGAGGACGTGTACGGCACGAACTGCCCTGGCATGAAGGCCATCGGCGACATTAAGCAGCTTCAGTTGATGGAGAAGCGAGTCGCTCAAGCGATTGAGAAGATGATCAATCCTCCGATGGTAGGTCCTGTATCGCTTCGCAATTCCAAAGTGTCTATTCTTCCGGGCGATACGACTTATGCTGATGAGCGTGAAGGTCAAAAGGGATTCAGGCCAGCGCACGAGGTTCAATTCAGAACGGCTGAAGTCGATGCGAAGATCTCAAAGATTGAAAGCCGTATTTCACGTTGCTTCTATGAGGATCTATTCCTTATGCTTGCCAACGACAACCGCTCTAATATTACAGCCAGAGAGATTGATGAGCGCCACGAAGAGAAGCTTCTAGCACTCGGCCCCGTGCTCGAGCAACTTAATCAAGACCTACTCGATCCACTCATTAAGATCACGTTCAACATCATGATGAAACAGGGGCATATTCCAGAGCCACCTGAAGAGCTTCAGGGGATGAATGTAAAGGTCGAGTATATTTCAGTAATGGCTCAGGCTCAGAAGCTGATAGCGATCAGTGGTCTAGAGCGAACACTTCAGTTTGCATCACAAGTCATTCAAGTAAGTCCTGATTCAATCCATAAGATCGATGGCGATCAGATGATTGATGAGTACGCGATGAGCGTTGGTGTATCTGGCAAGGTGATCAGGACAGATGAAGATGCTGCGGCAATTCGCCAAGGTATCGCACAACAACAGCAGCAAATTCAGGCGGCTCAGAGCATGGCAATGCTGCCTAGCGCGGCCAAAGATTTGGCTGGCGCGGATATGTCGAGTGACAACGCTTTAACAAGATTAATGGATCAGGCTAAGGCCGGAAGTATGACTTAAAAATAGAGGAGATTTAATGGCTACAATTACGTTTTCAATATCGACGATCAGTACATTCGGGGATCACGGTCATGTGATGACCTGGACTCCGATGACATTCTCCGGCACCGACGTGGGCATATCGATTGAGATGCCTGGATCTTCCGATCGCTCAGTGCAAGTCACTGGCACCTTCGGCACAGGCGGTAGTGTTCGCATTGAGGGATCAAACGACGGCACAAACTACGCAGTCCTTACAGATCCTCAAGGCAACGCGCTCGATATTACAACTGCAAAGATTGAATCAATTATGGAGCTTACTCGCTACATCAGGCCACGCGTTACCGCTGGCGACGGCACCACAAGCCTAACAATTTCAATGCTCGTGAAGAGATAGGACTATCACATGAACGCAAAGCAAAAGGCCGCAGAAGATATCAAGAAATTAGGTCGCACACTAAAGGGCTTGATCGAGTTCAGTGACGAGCTTGAGAAGATGGGCTCACTTGAGCAGGCGCAAAATGAAGTTAAGGTCAGCATCGATAAGGCCGCGCAAGAGGTGGCGAAGCTCAACCAGGAGAAGGTTGAGGCTGATCAAATGCTGGATCAAGTCTACGCGAAGGCCAACGAGACTGAATGGAGTGCGAAGAAGAGGGCCGAGGAGATCCTTACAAAGGCCAGTGAGCAAGCTGAATTCATTATTGCAGAGGCAAAGAAGGCAGCTGCCGAATCTCTCGTTGAAGGCAAAGAAAAGCGTGAAGAGCTAAAGGCTGAGATCACGAAGCTTGAACAAGGCGTTAAGGGACTCACCGCATTGGTGTTAGAGAAGCGCGGCGCTCTTGATGATCTCAACGCAAAGTTAAACGAACTGCGCGCTCGCATTGGAGTATAATGGCTCGTTTTATAAGTAGTAACTCTAACACTAGCACAGACACTGCGTCATCTACAGTGACAATGACTGCAGTCGCGTCTGCTGTAGGGGATCTACTTGTATACTCGATAGGAACTACGCTAGCGAGTGCGCCTACTTTCACTACACCCTCTGGTTGGACACAGCTTCGCACAGACTTTCAGACCGACACAAGAGCGGTAATATACTACAAGTTTGCAGCGTCGACCAACGAGGCATTTCCAAGCGTAACCATGAGTGCGTCAGCGCTTTGGGTTTGTATGGGACACTCATTCAGAGGAGTCAATGGTACTCCCATTGGTAACGTGTCGCTAACAAGCAACGCCACAGGTACAACAACGCCTTCGGCACCTACGGTAACTACCACAGCAGACTACAGCAAAGCACTGCACTTAATATTTGCAGAGCGATACTCGGTAACAGGTATAACTGGTGATAGCTACAACAACTCAGCACTCACCAACACGTACACAGTCACTAGTACGTCGGGTCTTAATCAGGTTGATATTGGTTGCGGGTCTAGTCACGATACGATTGAGTTTTCGGCAGGAACAAGTACACAGACTTGGAACATTAGCGGGTCAGCAGCTGCATCAAAATTAATATATGCGATTGAGATTAAGTCAGACTTCTCTGAAATCAGTACGATTTTAAAAGCTGATCCGGTGCCTGCACTGTCTGGTTATACGATAGGTTCAGATGACACATGGAGGGACGCCATCTCGGCTGGCGGGTTTGATGTCTATACAGGCGCGGCTCTTACCGTGGTTACGTTTGACGCCTCATTGGTTAATACTACAACCGAAGCAATTACAGTAACCGCCCATGGATTCTCTACAGGAACTATTGTCAGAGCGGACGCCAATGGCGCGACACTTCCAACTGGTATTACCGATGGTGCGTACTACTATGTCAGAGTAATTGACGCGAACACTGTGGCACTTAGAAGTGCTGAGACTAAAACAACGGGTTCGAATACTAACTGGTATCCAGGTGTTGCGGACGCTAACATCACCGCAGCTGGCTCTGGCACATGTAAACTTCAGCAAATCAATTTACAGTGGCACACAGTATCAGCAGCCGGGGCGTTCAATCAGCCACCTAGTAGTGGCGGTGGTGCCACGATGTCTAACGTGAATTATTTTGGAGATGCTGTTAAGTTTACGACTCCTGTAGATTTAAGTACCTACACGTTGTCTTCACTAACTTCTTTGACAAGCGCCATAGTATCTACACTTGTTGTTTTCATAGACAGTTCTAACAATTTTAAAACCTTCGAGATTACCGATTCTTTAAATACACCAGTTCAGAAGGCGGTAAATTATTACGCGTCAAGTACAGCGTACACAGCAGTTGGTGGAACACTAAATGCTGCCAGCATTAAATACATCGTGTATTTAACAAAGACCTACTCGAACAGCGCTAGACCCGTTTTGAGCATAGCAGTACCTCCAATTGAACTCAGAGACATAATTGTCACTGGAGGAACTTCAACGTCGCCAATTACTTGGGATCAGTTTTTTAATAAAATCCAATCTCGGAACGCATACAGTTCAAGCAATCCATCTTTGATCCAGTACGTATTCAATCATAGCATTACGTTTGGTTCAGGAGATCAGGTTACAGACACGCCTATTTATTTCCAGAGCACTGAGAAAGCCATAGCATTCCCAGATAACGCGGCTCAAAGCGGAGTCATATGGAATAACTTCGCACCGCCTAGATTAAATTTTGATGTCAACGCGGCATCTAGTGTAACGCTTAAAAATAGTTTGATCGGTGCTAGTGCTACGGTCGCAGGTACGGTGGATGCAGCAAGACCTTCAGCTGCGACCATAGTCTTTGCAGGTTCGATCCTAAATAACGTCACGCTCACACTCACTCAATACGACACAATTGCAAGCGTGTTAATGATTGGTGGAGCTGGAATCACGCATAACGATGCGACGTTAGCTGGTTGGTCATTTCAAGATATAGACCGCGCAGATGGATACGTGCTCTTTACTACGACACACAATATTACCGATGCGGCGTTCACGTCGACGGTAGATGCGGGTGATTACGCGATTGAGATTGATACCGCAGGTGACTACGAGTTCGTAGGGTTTACGTACTCTGGATTCACAACGGACATCAATGTAACAGCGGCGTCTGGTACTGTGAATATAACAGTCACAGGTGGGGATACACCAACATATCAGACCGCAGGTGCGACGGTTAATATCCTCACACCAGTTACGAACTACACGTTGCAGTTTCCAAATATCATCGATGGCTCACGGTTTCAAATTTACAATGTCACGCAAGCGGTGGAGTTAACAAACTCAACAACGAGTGGTGGCACTGGAATCGATGAGAACTATATCGCAGGTACGGACTATGATGCAGCGGATGAAGGTCGCTATAGAATCACTTATCAAAGCGGTACGAGTGCCAAGATTGCAATCGAAGGGCAGTTCACATTTCCAGCTGATACAACGATAAGTTCACTTCCAACGACTCAAGTAGACGATGACGTGTATAACGCGTACGCAGTCGATGGTAGCACTATCACAGAGTTCACTTGGGACTCAGGTAACATCCAAGTTGATATTGATGATGCGGACAACACTACGACGATTCAGCGTATCGGCGCGTGGATGGCATATTTCATCACGACATCTACAGGTATCGCCGAGGCGTTTGGTGCGTTTACCTGGAGCACGTTAAACAGCATTGAAGTCAACGTCGATCTTGTAGATCTACAGCTTGATAACACCAAAGCCACGCCACTTTTACTAACAGGTGGCAGGATATTTAGAGATGACGGCGGGACTATTATTGCTTCCGCATCGAACTCTATTCAGATTGATTACTCGCCGGTTTACACAGTTGAGACAGGTGTTAGTGGTTTAACTGCAGGTGAGTCAGCGTCACTCACCAACATCGACTCTCTAGCTCAAGATGTTGAGACAGGCTACAGCCCCACGGAAGCATGGAAGTTAATTCTCGCCGCGACCGCCGGTAAAGTCTCTGGCGCAGGTACCACTACAATTACATTCAGAGACGTGAATGATTCAAAAGATCGCATCACCGCGACAGTGGACGCGAGTGGTAACAGAACTGCTGTGACTAAGGATGTGACCTAATGTTTCCAGCGAATTTTTTTCCTAAAACGTATTTTACTGGCAACTACTGGGCGCCCGTTGATTCGGGCGGAACAGGGGGGGGCTGGAGTATTTATAGAATTGTGATGAGAGTGAGAAGAAGAAGATGAAGTCGGCGGTAAAGAACGCAGCAGATCCTAGTCAAGTTAAAGCGGGCGCAGATCGTGCGGATCGCCAACGCGAGCGTGAGTTAGAGGATATTGAAGTGGTCATGAGTACAACTCAGGGCCGCAGATTCTTGTGGCGTTTGATCAACTCACTTTGCCACTACGATTACAACGACGCTCAGCCAAATGGCTCACTCACGTACTTCTCTCTAGGCGAGAGAAACATAGGGCGCATTGTGAAATCCGATGCTTATGAAGCATCACATGAACGGTATCAGATAATGGAGCGCGAGAATTGGGCGCTTTTAAAAGGAGAAGGATAAATGTCAGAAGTTCAAACAGAGGTCACAGCCCCAGTAACAACACCGGCTGAGACCGAAGTAAGTGTCGATGCAGTAGCGCCAGCGGTTGAAGTACCAAAGGTCGAGACAGAGGCAGAAGTTAAACCGCCTGAAGTAAAGGCGCCTGAGATAAAGGTCGCACCTGAAAAGTACGATCTGAAGCTTGGGGAAAACTCAGTATTAGATGCAAGTGACCTCGAGAGGATTGAAGCCATTGCCCGGCAACAAGGACTCTCAAACGAGGATGCACAAGCGTTCGTCGATAAACAACAAAACGATGTGTTTAAAATTATCGAAGAAAGAAAAGAGGCGTGGCACAAGCAGGCCAGCATGGACAAGGACATAGGGGGCGAGAGGTTTGCAGAGAATGCAGAGCTTGCCAAACGTGCTTTTGACCGAGTTGCACCTGAGGGATTGAAGGCAGAAATGGAGCGCACGGGGTACGGCAACCATCCGTTAGTTCTAAAGATGTTCGTTAATCTTGGCCGCATGATGGCTGATGACAAGTTAGTTCAGGGCGGCTCACAAGGCGGCGCAACTAGTAAGTCAGCAGCAGAGTTATTGTACGGTTCTAAAACATAAACAACAAACCTTTGTCCCATAACTAGGGACCGGGAGATTTTATATGGCAACTATTGGAAGCAATTTATTAACGCTTGCGGATCACGCTAAGCGTTTAGATCCTACTGGCAAGATCGGCAAGATCGTTGAGTTACTAGAAGTAGCTAACCCTATGATCGAAGATATCGCATTTCAAGAAGGTAACTTAGTTACTGGACATCGCACAAACATCCGCACAGGACTACCAACCGTTTACTGGCGCCTGATGAACCAAGGTGTGCCTAACTCTAAGTCTACAACTGCGCAAGTTGATGAGGCGTGTGGCATGATGGAAGCTCGAAGCCAGGTTGATAAAGACCTTGCAAATTTAGCTTCTGATCTTGGCGCATTCCGGTTAAGCGAAGCGAAGCCATTCGTTGAGGCGATGTCTCAAGAAGCTTCTCAGACTTTGATCTACGGTAACAGCTCAACAGCTCCTGAAGAGTTCACAGGTCTCGCTACTCGCTACTCTTCTTTGTCTGCTACTAACGCTCAAAATATCGTAACGGGCGGCGGCTCTGGATCTGACAATAGCTCAATCTGGCTCGTGTGTTGGGGTGAGGATACCGTTCACGGTGTATTCCCTAAAGGATCACAAGCAGGACTTGTGCATGAAGATCTAGGTCTTGCTGATGCATTCGATGCAAGCAACAACCGCTTTCGAGCGTACCTTGATTTGTGGCAATGGAAGCTAGGTCTTGTACTTAAAGACTGGCGCTATGTTGTTCGTATCCCGAACATTGATGTGTCTAACCTAGTTGCAAAGTCATCTGCTGCTGATCTTCTTGAGTTGATGATCAAAGCTACTCACCGCATTCCAAATTTGAGCAAAGGTAAGCCTTGCTTTTACGCAAGTCGTTCAGTTGTTCAGATGCTTGATATTCAACGTCGCGATGACGTGATCTCAGGTGGACAACTATCTTACAAAGAAGTTGATGGAATGCCAGTTGTTAGCTTCCGAGGCATCCCCGTTAAGATTTGCGATTCTATTCTCGAGACCGAAGCAACTGTAGCGTAATTAAAAAAATTAAAAGGAGATATTTATGATTCTTGATAAACAATTAGAGTTCTGTAGCGCCCAAGCAGTTACTGCTACCGCTGCATCTACTAACCTTATTGACCTAGGCACCGTTCGCAACATGGGCGTGGGCACACAGCTTTACGTTGTGGTCGTGTGCACAGTTGCGATGACTGATGCAAGTTCGGATTCAACTCTAGCCGTAGCGCTTGAAGGTGACAGTACCACCACTGTGACTCCTGATTACACGCGCACGCTCTTCACATTCTCTGCTTTATCAGCAGCGGGCACAGTGAAGTATGCGGCTTTGGGTCCTGATGATCTCAATCTTCAGTACGCTCAGCTTAAGTTCACGCCAGCGAACGGCAACTTAACGACTGGATCGTTTAGCGCATACTTAACGACAAGTATTCAGGCATACACGTCTTACGCTGATAATTTAGTCATCAGTTAATTATTCATCAACCTTGAGCCAAGGGGTCCGCAGAGGCCCCGGCTCTTCATACCTAAAGGAGTTTCAAATGTTAGTACGAGCAACACGACTTGGTTATTACGACCATAAGCGCATACGCGAGGGCGAAGAGTTCATCCTTCGAACAATTAAAGGCAAGGTTAAAGACAAGAGCGACAAGCTTGTCGATAAGTCCTTTGCGCCCGAAGAGCAATTCTCTGGCCTATGGATGGAAAAGGTTCAAGACGATGAGCCCACGCCTGAGAAAAAAGAAATTGCAAACAAGCGAAAAGCTTTACGTCAGAGCGATGAAGTAATTTAAGGGAGGCAGCTGTGTCTTCAAAGACTGAGATTTGTAACATGGCTTGCGGTCATCTGGGCATTGGCACCACTATCGCCGACCTTGATACTGAGGCGAGCCAAGAGGCGCGTGCATGTAGAACATTCTACGATACCGTTGTGCAGATGGCGATGCGCGCTTATGAGTGGCCCTTTGCCACGAAGTTTCAAGATCTAGGTCTGATTGAATCCGCGCCTACGGGCGAGTGGGATTACTCCTACTCCTACCCATCGGAATGTCTGCAATTGGTCCGCATCATTGGCGGCTCGAGAAACGAAACCGTTGATTCTCGAGTGCCTTATAAGATTGCGAATATTAATAGCGCTAAGGTCATCTTAACTGATGAGCCAAGCGCTGTTGTCGAATTTATTTATTATAATCAATCAATAGAGCAATGGCCGCCTGACTTTATGCTGGCGGTTTCATTTTTGCTCGCTAAGTTTATCGCGCCCGCAGTAACTGGCGGCGATCCATTTAATAAAGGTGAGAGTGCTTACCAGAATTATCAATGGATGATTAACGACGCGAAGGCGTCGGCACTCAATGAGGTCAACCGAGATCCATTGCCTGAATCAGAGTTTATTAGCGGTAGGGAGTAGCCTTGAGCACGTTTACGCAAAGATCATTTGCATCGGGTGAGATAGCTCCTGCGCTGTATCCACGAGTTGATACGGCTAGATACACGGCGGGTCTTCGCACTTGTAAGAACACGACGGTACTTAGTCAGGGTGGTTCAGCGAACCGAGCTGGCACTGAGTATATTGCTGATACCGTGTTCATGAATAAGCGCGTGCGAATCGAACCATTCGTTTACAGTGACACTGAAACCTACATGATCGTGTTTGGTGAAAAGCACATTAGAGTATTCTTGAACGGCGAAGAGGTCTTGATTAATGGTATTGATATAATTGCCGCATCTCAATCAAACCCTGCGGGCGTCGCGTTTACAGCTCCTCACGCTTATTTAGCTGGAGCACTGGTCTACATTGAAGGCGTTGGCGGCATGACTCAGCTTAACGAGCGATGGTACACAGTATCGCTTCCGGGTGGCGGCGGGGTTACTGACTTTGATTTGCTTGACATCAATGGTGCAAATGTAAATTCAACTGGATATTCAGCCTATACTTCAGGTGGTAAAGTTTACGGCCTTCAATCCACATACCTCGAAGCAGACTTACAAGATTTAAAATTTCAACAAAGTGAGGGCCTCCTCACGATCACGCATAAAGATTATCCACCAAAAGAATTGAGGCGTGTATCGGCTACAGTCTGGACGATCTCTGACATTGTATTCTCTCAAACCTATCAAGCGCCAAATGTTGACTCAATTGTAAGGTCAACCGCTGGCACTACAACCTGGCGCTATCGGGTGACTGGCGTTCTTGCTGAAACTCTTGAAGAGTCAATACCAGGCTATGGATATTCCAAGAGCGTCACTACGGCAACGGCAGCAAATCCTTGTGTGATTACAACCTCGACCGCTCACGGCTTTGAGACTGGTGACGAGGTGCTGGTTAGTAAAATGCAGTTCGCATCGGGCGCTGTGCCTAACGATTGGTATGTAATCACCGTGCTATCTGGTACTACGTTCTCCATTCCTTATAGTTCAGCGGGGTTTGGTGCGTTTTCTTTTGGCAATCCTTGCCGAGTTAGGGATCCACTCGTACACGATAGTGTCACAAGGGTTGGCACGAACATATCTCCATCGCTTCCAATTACTTTAACCTGGACGCATGACACAAGCTTCGTTGAGTACAATGTTTACTGTGAACAAAGCGGGCTCTATGGATTCTTAGGAGTTGCAAGGCCACTATCTGGTGCGACCACAGTTACTTTTCAAGACGTTGGGTTAACAATTCAATTATCGGATTCTTTGCCTACTGAGCGCGACATTTTTAATGCGGCCGATGATTATCCAAGCACGGTCGGAATGTTTCAACAGCGCAGGTTCTTTGCCAGTACGACTAATCAGCTTGAAACTATATGGGCTTCTGCGATTGGGTATTTAAAGAAGTTCACATATCACTCGCCATCAACCGATGCGGATTCGATCGAGTTCACGCTTGCGGGTAAAGTCAGTGCGAAGGTTCAGCACATTGTAGATGTAGGCAATCTTTTGCTCCTCACAAGTACTGGCGAGTGGGTTTGTCAGGGCAATAGCGCTGGCATTATTACGCCATCTGAGATCAATCCAAAGCAGTTCTCATACTACGGGGCAAGCTCGCTATCTCCAATCGTGATTGGTAATAGCTGCATATTCGTGCAAGCACGCGGCTCAATCATTCGCGATCTTGGTTTTGATTATCAAGTGGATGGTTATAGGGGCAATGACTTAACCGTGTTCTCTAAGCATTTGTTCGATGGTTACACGATCACAGACTGGGCCTATCAACAGGTGCCACACTCAATCATCTGGGCAGTTCGTGACGACGGCACGGTGCTTGGCCTTACCTATGTAAAGGATCAAGAGATCATCGGCTGGCATCAACACGACTTCGGCGGCGTCGTTGAAAACGTGTGTACAATCTCTGAGGGCGAAGAAGATGCGCTTTATTTGGTAATCAAGCGCACGATCGATGGCTCTGATGTTCGCTACATCGAGCGGCTAACGACTCGCTATGTGGATGAGGATTCAATCGCTGAATCAATCTTCATGGATTCTGCGATCTCTTATGATGGAAGAAATGCAACAGCTACGACCATGACTGTTACTGGCGGCACGACCTGGGATGCTTATGAAGACATGACCATGACCTCGAGTGCTGCGTTCTTTGCGGCTGGCGACGTGGGCAATGAAATCCACTTTACCGATTCAGATGGAATTGTACTCTTTAGATTCAGGATCACGGGATATACAAGCACGACTGTTGTTGTTGGCAACGTAGATCGATTGATCCCTGTGGGAAGTCGTGGAGTTGCGACGGCCTCATGGACTCGAGCGGTAGATAGGGCTGAAGGCCTAGAACACCTTGAGGGTGAGCAGGTTAGCGTTTTCGGCGACGGGGCGGTTGAGTCTAGCCCAAATAACCCCGCCTACGGCACGCCGCTCACAGTGACGTCTGGGGCGATTACGATGTCTCAGTGCTACGGCGTATTCCATGTGGGGCTTCCTTATATATCTGACATTGAGACTTTGGAGATCGACACGGCACAGGGCGAGACTCTGGCCGACAAGTCGAAGTTTATCGGCAAGGTAACACTTCACGTTGAAAAGACTCGTGGTGTTTGGGTAGGGCCAAAGCCACCGACCGACGATTCAGTCGATCCTTTACAGAATTTAACAGAATTAAAGATTAGGAATTTGGAAGGTTACAACGAACCGAACGATTTAGTGACAGGTAAGATTGCGGTCGCCATTAGACCGGAATGGAATACGAATGGGCGAGTATTTGTTCGCCAGGTTGATCCAGTGCCGATCTCGGTTCTTGCAATTGCGCCAGCGGGATTATTCCCAGTAAAGGGTGGTTAAGATGGGAAATGCGGCGGGGGTTTCATCTCAGGCTAGTATGTATGGGTCAGGCGCCAGCGCCATTCAAGGTGTTGGCAGCTTGGCAAGTGCTTATGCTGAGTCTGAGTCACTTAAAGCACAGGGCGATTATCAGCGAGCGGTTTCACAGATGAATGCTGAGATTGCCGAAGATCAGGCTCAAGATGCAACCAAGCGTGGCGAGAGTGCGGTCAGAGATCTCGAGCGAGACACTAAGCAGAAGATAGGCGCTCAGCGAGCGGCGCTTGCTGCAAGCGGAGTGAAGGTTGACTCTGGATCTGCGGCTCAGATCCAACAAGACACCGAGCTCCTTGCGGTTGAGGATGCGAGGACGCTTAGAAACAATGCGGTAAGGGAAGCTTGGGGATTCAAGTCACAGGCCGTGAACATGAGATCTCAGGGGAACTTCGCAAGTCTTGCGGCAAGGAATCAGGCGAGCAATACGCTTCTTGCTGGCGGGATGCGGGCGGTTGGCAACTTCTCAGATGCTTATGGAAGGTACCAAGACAGTAAGCCGATCAAGAAGAAGGGTTAACCGATGGCGATAACCGTACCACGATCTACTCAGCGCCAAGTTCAAGAGACCGCAGCACCAAATATTCGCATTGATCCAGGCGGGTCCGCTGAAGCATTTGGCGCGGGCGCTTCAAATCAAAAGGTTCAAAGCGCTGCTGATGGTTTATTTGATCAAACACAAAAGATACTCGCCGCTGAGAAGGCGAAAGCTGATGAAGTAGTTCTCACTGAATTCAATTCGAAACTTACTCACCTTAAGAACGAGCTGATCTATAACCCGAAGACTGGCTTGATGAACCGAAAAGGGCGTGATGCCTTCGGTGCTTCTGAATCTGTTCACAGTGATTATGATTCTCAAGTAGAAGAGTTGAAGAAGAGCTTGTCTAGTAGGTCTCAAGAAGAGATGGCCAACAAGATGATCATTGGCCACAAGACCGATCTTGATGGTGACATTGAGAAGCATATCTATGCAGAGTCAAAAGCCTATGATGATGAGACAACTCAAGCTGCGCTCTTGACTGCGCATGATGACGCTGTACTTAACTATCAAAATCCTGAGAAGGTTCAGGCCGCATTAGATAACCAAGCTGGTACGGTTCTTCGTTGGGCTAAGCGCAATGGGTACCCAGACAACGATCCAATTACATTGCAAAAATTAGAACAGGCGGCAAGTAAAACTCATTCGGCAATCGTTGAGCGAATGCTTGGGATGGGCGACGATCTTCAGGCTAAGGCTTACTTTGACTCGGTCAAAGCTCAGGGCGGCCAGTTCACCGGCCAGGATATGGTCAGCGTGGAGAAGGCTCTAGAGGAGGGTTCGGTGCGCGGTCAGTCTGAGCGCAACGCAAAGGCCATTTACTCTCAACACACAGACATGGCTCAAGCGCTCAGAGAGGCTGATGCCATTGATAACGTCAAGGTCAAAGACGAAACACGAAGACGCATCAAAGAGCGATTTGCTGATGCCGATTCTTCTCGCAGAGACTCTAACGAGAAGAATCATATCAACGCATTAAACATTCTCGACAACTCAAAGAACATTGATGACGTGATGAAGTCTCCCATGTGGAAGAATTTCACTCAAGGTGAGCGCAACGGTTTGATTAACTACGCGAAGATGAAGGCCGAGGGTATCCAGCCGGCTCGAAATGGCGAGGACTACTACAACCTCAAGATTATGGCTGCGACTCCTGAGCTTCAAAGTAAATTCCTAAAGACTAATATCAGAGAGTATGTAGGAAAGGTTACGGACTCAGAGCTTCATGAGCTAATCAATCTTCAGACTAATGGCCGCGTGGGCAAGGGTATGAATCTTGATGGGTTTAGATCAAATCAAGACATCGTAAAGGGCACGCTTAAAGATTTTGGGTTCAATCCGAATGCCAAACCCGGTACGGATGAAATCAAGAAGGTAAATCAATTCTTAGCTAAGGTTGATCAGGCCGTTATGAAAGAGCAAGAACGCACGGGGAAGAAGATTACCAATGATGAGATCAAGCGCATTTCAGACAACTTGATGATTGAAGGCACGACCGATAACGGAATCTTTGGATCTGGGTTCTTCGCGGGGAAAAAGCGTTTGTTTGAAATTGATCCATCAACTAAACAATTTAAGATTGAATCTGAATCAATACCCATAGATGAGCGCAACAGAATAGAAGAGGCGCTTAAGCGAAACAATAGGCCGATAACGGATATGGAAGTTTTGCGGTTGTACAAGCGAAAGATCGGCGGGTTAGCTAGTGGCAACTAATGAGTACGATGATTTAATTTCTCAAAGTCCACCTGTTCAAAGTGGAAGTGAGTATGACAACCTGATTGCCGAAGACAAGGGTCTGCAAAGATCACAGCTTCAGCAAAATATGCAGCTTGCGAGTCGCGTAGAGCCGGACCGAAGGGCCGAGGTTCTTAGGCTCGCTGACAAAATGAAATTGCCATCTAGTATTGTCGAGCGGAATTTCGAGGATTTAAAACGCAACAGCACGGTTCGCGGTACAGACTACGACAAGATCATTAATGAGTCACCGGCGCTGGCGACATTCTTAGAAGATCAAAACCACGCGACGCTCGCCCAAGATGACATTGACAATTTAAAGAAGATCGAGCGGTCGGTTCAAGATCATTCGATGATGACCACGATGTATAACTCTCTGGGCTCGGGCCTTGCGAATATGAACTCAACACTCGCGAAGGTGCCCGCTGCAATTTACGATGCTGCTGCTTATCCACAGAATTTAATTTACCAGGCGATGGGTAGCGACAAGCGCGTCACCTCTAGTGATACGTTTCTAACTTCAAAGAACGCCATCGCTGAAAAGTATTCAGCCGATGCGAAGAGCTATCAAGAGCTTGAACCTGTGCTTACCGAGAGTGTTACTGAAGCGCTGGGCAATAGAGATTGGCCAAGAGCTGGCAAGATCGTTGCCGCCCAGTTCGTGGCCAATGCTCCTCAGCAAGCACTACTCATTGCTTCTGCGCTGAGTGGATATGGCGCAGCGGGATTAATTGGAGCAGGGCTAACGTCAGCCGCAGATAAGAATGCTTCCAACTTAGATGCCGGCATCGATCCAGTCGTTGGTGTACCGAATGCTTTGGCTTATGGATCAGTTGAGTCTGGATTTGAATCTCTTGGTACATTTGGGCTTCTTAAAACTTGGGAAGGTGCAATCGCAAAATCCTATGGTCGCTCAGTATCTAAAGAAGTCATGAAGGACTTTGCAAAGACTATAGGCTACTCGATGCTAGGTGAGGGTAATGAGGAGATGCTGACAAGCTTCGCTCAGGACTTTACTGATTATATTAGCGGCGTGAATCCAGATGCAATGAAGGGCGCACTTGGCAGAGGACTTGATGCAGGTATCATTGGCGGGTTTTCTGGCGCAATGATGACGGGCCCTTCGGCTATTGCATCAGGGGTACATCAATCAAGCGTCGCTCAAGCAAATAAGGAGTTCTACTTATCGCTTGGTGAATCAGCTCAAGCAACGAAGCTTAAAGAGAGAATGCCCGAAGCTCAACAAAAGCTCATCGAGCAGATCACTCAAGGCACGCCGGTTGAGAATGTTTACATTCCCGCCGAAACAATTGAGACGTACTTCCAAGGTCAGAATATAAACCCTGTGACGTTCATGCACGAGGTTGGATCACTTGAGAGTTTTGAAGAAGCAAAGGCTCGAGGTGGCGACGTTAAGATCCCGCTTGCACAGTGGGTTAATAAAGTTGTCGGCACGCCATACTATCAAGGTCTAGCTGATGACGTTCGATTATCGGATGACGTGAACTCACTCTCAGTTAATGAGCACAAAGCGCTGGCTGAGCAGCTTCAGACTGAAGCCGACAACAAGGTTGAGAACGTCAAAGATGCTGAGAAGATGCAGAAGGATCGGGAGTCTTACGACGGCATCGTGACTAACATTAAAGATCAGATCAGCACGGTTCAAGCAAAGCTTGAATCTATGGGCCAGAGTCTACCGATCCCAGAGAATCAGATTGAAGCTTACGCCAATGTGCAAGCTCAAAGATATATGTCGCGAGCAGAGTCGCAAGGTGTTGAGGCATCAGAGCTCTATGCAAAAGAGCCGCTTATATTCCAAGCGATGCTTGAAGATAGCCCGTCACAAGATGGCGAGAGTTATGATCAGCCGGGGCGTACTGGGATTACATACGCCGTAAACAAAGGCAGCGATGGATCAATGACCGTTGCGCCTGGCGGTGAGAAGCAAAATGCTCAGGCCAGGGCTGAGGGTAACGAGCTTGTAATATCAAGCTTTGTTCACGATCCACAACAGCCTGGCGTATCGCAAGATATGGTTAAGTCCTTAATTAAAGAGGGCCAGGCCGAGGGCCTAACGAACGTCTCTCATGTGACGAACGATCCGCAGATTCAGCAAGTCTTTGAGGATGAAGGATTCAGGTCTCAAAAGCAAGCTGATGGACAAGTAAGGCTCACTCGAAAAGTAGTAGAGGATCATTCTGATTTTGGCTTTGACACTGCTACACGAAATAGAATTCAACAGGCATACGATGCGCCCGATGCTTTTGATAAGTACAAGTCTTTACCGGGCACTATGGGCGGCAAACTTTTAGATCCAGATATCGCAAGACACTTGTTTGAGGATTACGCCAAAGATCGAAATGGGCGCTTGCTTTATACTCATGCGCTAGATGAGCCATCGGCTAAATTTGTAAAGCGTGCTTATGAACAGTGGCTGTTTGAAACAAGAGGCCAGCCTGGGAGAGTGGTGATTTTGTCGGGCGGTAGTGCATCTGGCAAGAGCACCGTTCGATCGTTTTATAGTGAGGCCCTCGATAGAACAGCGGACAAGATTCTCGATACAACTTCGACCAATCAGGAAGCAACAAGGCACTTAATTGATTCAGCTCTTAAGGCTGGCAAGAAGGTATCTTACATCCATGTCGTTCGAGATTTTAGCGAAGCCGTTAAAGCAAATGCTGCTCGTTTTAATGATCCGATTGATGGCGGTCGGTTGGTTGATCCCGAATATCAAGCCAAGACACACGTCCTATCTCGTGAGGCATTCCTTAATCTCGAAACGAGATACGGCAACGAAAAACGGGTTAACTTCCAAGCCTATGAAACCATTGAAGGTAAGGCACCTCAGAAGCTCGACGTTGACATTGTGCGCAAAAAGAGGCATATTAAAGGTAGTGAAAAGCCCGATCAGGCAATATCACGACTCTCAAGGGAGAAGGCAAATGAGCAACTCAGACCGCAAGTTGAAGAAGTTAGAAGAGCAAAAGAGCAGGCCCTCCAAGCGCGTAGTGAAGGATCACGATCCAGTGGTGGAAGCACTCAACAAGTCGATCAAAGCGACTCCTCCGGAAGCGTACAAAGCGGCTCTAACCCGCTAAAGAGTTATAACCAGTCACCTCTCGCCTCACCATTTTACTCAAAGCTAACACAGACAATTGAATCAAAGATGGGCAAGTCTCAGGACTCGGATTCTCTTCGTTCAATGCTCAAAGAGATCAAGCCTGAAGAGATGAAGTGGTCGGGTCTTGATGAACTGCTCAAATCAAAAGACAAGGTTGCAAAGCAAGAAGTCTTAGATCTTCTTGCGGCAAACCAACTCCAAATCGAAGAGATCACAAAGAGCGACGCAGGCCAGGCAGTCCAGATCGGTGCCACTGTTTATGGTGTGTTTAGCCCTGATGGTGAATGGTACGCAACTTACTTAAATAAAAGCAATGCGGCAGCGGAGGCTCGCAAACTTTCTCAAGAAGAGGGCGCAGATTACACCATAGATCAGTCGGAATGGGATGGCGAATCTACTATTGAGGATGTGTCTGTTGCGGATGGCGCGGAGGGTAACACTAAATTCTCCAAGTACACTTTGCCCGGGGGTGAGAATTATCGGGAGATGCTCTTTAGGCTACCTCCAAAATCCTTGGAGAGTTTTGAACTAGCGCCTGAGGATAAAGACATATCCACATGGAACTCAGATTCGCGCGCCAGCTACAGGCAGGTCCCAAGAAAAGAAGTTGAAGCTAACCCTGAATACTCCAAAGCCAAGAAGGCACTAGCGCGCCTAATTAAAAAAGAGCATCCGGAAATGAAGCCAAAGAAGATTGGCGAATTCATTGATCGGGTCATGCAATCTTCATTCAAAGAAGTAAGCCCGGACTCGATCTCAGGAGCGAGTGATGGAGTAGTTAAGAAACTTCAGGACCTGCATCAAATGCGGGGAAAAATTCAGTCGCCTTACCCGGACGAAACGCTCTACAAAAAGGAGGTCAATGGTGCGCGTTATGTAATTTATGACACGCACACCGAAGATCGCGGCGTATACATTGGTGATGAAAATCGAGAAGATCCAAGTAAGAAGTATGCAAGCGTCGAAGATGCAATTGCCGGACTTGAGAAGTACATACAGAAAACTGACGAATCAAAGCGTAGTGACACCTATAAGTCATCTCACTTTGAAGAAGACAACGTACTCGCCCACACACGACTCAATGATCGCGTGGATGCAGACGGTAAGCGCGTTTTGTTTGTTGAAGAGATTCAAAGCGACTGGCATCAGGCTGGCAGGAAGAAGGGGTATAAGGGTGAGACCAAGGTTAGCCTTGAAGAAGGAAGCAAGATCGTCCCATACGAAGGTGGATTTGTAGTTGAGTCTGCTGATGGTAAGTACCTCGATACACAATCTAAATCTGAGCAAGAAACGCTTCAAAAGTACGGTGCGAAATATTCTCGTTCAGTCCCCGACGCTCCTTTTAAAAAGACCTGGCATGAGTTCGTACTTAAGCGCTTGATCCGCATGGCGGCTGAACAAGGATATGACCGCGTTGCGTGGACTACTGGCGAGCAGCAAGCCGAGCGGTATGATCTGGCAAAGCAAGTTAGCAACGTAATTGCCAAGAAGAATGCCGATGGAACTTTTGATGTAGGTGCCTACAAAGACGGCTCGACCATCTCATCTGAAAAGAATGTGAATGAGTCTCGCCTCGAAACTTTGGTTGGCAAAGACCTAGCTAAAAAAATTGTTAATGAGGAAGGCAAGGATTTCCCCGAAGAGCGCGGCGGCGGAAAGATATATGAGGGTGATGACCTCAAGGTAGGCGGCGAAGGAATGAAGGGGTTCTATGACAAGATCCTTCCCGACTTCGCTCGTAGGTTTACAAAGAAGTACGGCGCGACTGTTGGTGAGACTAAGCTTAAAGGCCTTTCTTTAGATGAGATCATGCGAAACGGTGGTAAGTACCCGGGCCAACAAACTGTCCACTCGCTCGAACTAACTCCTGAGCTTCGCAACGCAGCACTCAACGAAGGCTTCGCACTTTATCAAGAAGGCGCTCGCGGTCGGATCTATTTAACTCCAATGCAGAGAATTATCCAGCTAGGTCCTACGGCTGACTTCTCTACTTTGATCCACGAGTCAGGCCATGCGTGGCTTGATGAGATGAGACAAGACTACGCTCAATCCTTGGGCATTGATCCGCTTAATCGAACAGCGGCGCAGCAGCAGTTAGCAGAAGATGGCGCAGCTATTCTCAAATGGCTGGGGGTTGAGAGCTTTGCAGATATCAAGGTAGATCAGCATGAGCAATGGGCTCGCGGCGTTGAGGCTTACTTCATGGAGGGTAAAGCACCAACGAAGGCACTCGCCAAAGCATTCGCAAACTTCAAAGTGTGGCTGATTAACATATATAAAAAATTAAGTTCGCTCAACGTAGAGCTCAGTCCTGAGATCCGCGACGTAATGACTCGCATGATTACGACTCAGGAGCAGGTCGAACAGGCAAAGCATGAGCAGGGGCTTGAGCCATTGTTCGGCTTAAATCCTGAGAAGTTTGGTCTGACTGGCGACAAGGCTAAGCGCTACCTCGAGGCATCGCAAAGAGTAAAGGATGCGGCGGAAGAAGAAGTGATGACTGAACTCATGAAGGGGTTTCAGCGTCAGCGCGAGAAGTTCTACAAAGAGCAGCGCCGAGATAACCGCGAACGCTTCGAAGCCGACGTAAACAATATGCCTGTCTATAAGGCACTATCCCTCATGCAAAAGGGCGAGCTCCCTGATGGCACGAAGCTTGATGCACCTGGCGCTTCATGGAAGTTATCAAAAGAGATCCTTAATCAGCAGTTCGATCCTGAGCTCGTTAAACGCTTGCCACGCGGTATCTCGGTCAAAGAGACCTCAGAGGGCATGGGCCTTCATCCTGATGTCGTGGCTGAGATGCTGGGCTTTAATTCAGGGGCTGAGCTAATTCACTCGCTTACGAAGGCTGAGAAGAAGTCTGTTTTGATTGAACGCTTAACTGATCAGCACATGAAGCGGGCTTATCCTGACTTGATCGATAATCCCGAGGGCGTGAAGAAGCAGGCGATGGAGGCCATGCACAAAGAGCCACGGTCAAAGCTGCTTCGCTTGGAGCTTGAGTATCTGGCCTCTGAAGAGTTGCCTTCGATGAAGGATGTGATCACTCAGCTGGTCAAGCGAATGCCGAGCGAAAGGGCGGTTCGAGCACAGGCTGAGAACATCATTATGTCAAAGCCAGTGGGCGAGATTAAGCCCCACTTGTTCTTACGTGCTGAGCGAGCGGCGGCTAAAGAGTCAGCCAAAGCGTTGACTCAAGGGGACCGCACTAAAGCTTGGGAAGCCAAGCGGCGTGAGCTTCTGAATCATGAACTTTACCGGGCCGCTGTTCAAGCTAACGAACTAGTTGAGAAAACAATCGAGAAATCTAAGCGGTTCTTTAAGCCTGATGAGAAGATGGCCAAGTCTCGCGACATGGATCTGATCAATGCAGGTCGCGCGACATTGTCACTCTTTGGCCTTGGCAAAGTAGACAAGTCAGCTCAAAGCTACATCGAGCCGATCAAGCAATACGATCCTGAGATGTACGAGACAATCATCAGTCTTTCCTTTGCGGCGTCACAAGGTGCAAGCAACTACAAGACGATCACTCAAGAGAGATTTGAGGAGTTGGCTCATACGCTTCAAGCCATTTGGGATCTGTCAAAGTCTAACAAGCAAATTGAGATCGACGGGATCAAGCGCAATCGCGAAGAGGTCCAGGGCGAACTTCAGATGAGACTTCTTGAATTGACTTCACCTGAGGCGAAGGCCGGCTATGAGCAAGCGGCCACGACTTGGGATAAAGTTAAGCTTGGGCTTATGGGTATGAAGTCAGCGGTTACTCGAGTTGAGACTTGGGTTGATGTCATGGACGCCGGCAATCCCAAGGGGCCGTTCAGGACTTACATTTGGCAACCGATATCTGAAGCCATTGATAGATATAAAACAGCAAAGACCTCGGTCTTAGGTCGATATCTAAACAATGTGCTTCAGCCGATTGCAAAGAGCCTCACCACTCAGAAGATCGATGCGAAGGAGATCAATTACACGTTCAAAGACAAGGCCGAGTTACTGGCCGCGATGCTGCACACAGGCAACGACTCTAATATGCAGAAGCTTCTACTTGGTCGCAATTGGGGCCAGTTCAAAGAAGATGAAACTCTTGATAGATCTAAGTGGGATCGATTTCAAGCGCGCATGATTAATGAAGGTAAGCTTACAAAGGCTGACTTCGATTACGTGCAAGGAGTTTGGGATTTACTTGAAGAGCTTAAGCCTCTGGCTCAGAAGGCTCACAAGTCTATGTATGGCACATACTTCAATGAGGTAACGGCCAATAGTTTTGAGACTCCATTTGGTACATATCGCGGCGGTTACATGCCAGCGGTCGCGGATCAATTCATTAATCAAGATGCAAGCTTGAGGGCTCAGCGCGAGGCGCTTGAGAGTGGCGCGAATCAAAAGATGTTTCCGACCACAGGCCGCGGGTTCACTAAAGCCCGTGAACAGAAATACAATGCGCCGTTATCTTTGGAGCTATCGCTTGTGCCGATGCACATCGATAAGGTCTTGCGCTTCGTTCACATCGAGCCACGGGTTAAGGAAGTCAGCCGCATAACAATGGATCGTAATTTCAACACGGCACTTAATGCGGTTGATTCTACGATCAACGAGTCAATGCTGACGCCTTGGCTTGAGAGATCTGCAAAGCAGCAGATGACTAAGCCATCAACTGGCCGCGATGGTCGAGCACTTGATACGATTGCGAAGGCACTACGTCGGCGCACAGGATTGAGTGCGATGGTCGGCAACTTAACGAACGCGCTTCAACAGTTGCCAGGCATTGGAGTTGCGGCACTTAAGGTGAGGCCTAAATATCTACGTCAAGGCTTGATGTCTTACATGGCCGGGCCTTCAGTGGCTTCAGCCGATATTGCAGATAAGTCAGAGTTCATGCGATCGAAGCTTGATGGTCAACTGCAAATAATTAATCAGACCATTGAGGATTTGACACTCAATCCAAATAAGTTTGAAACAATGCGGGCCTATGCTGAGCGGCATGGCTACTTCTTCCAGCGGTCTATGCAGAATGTGGTCGATATCACGGTGTGGACTGGCGCTTATAACCAAGCGATTGAGAATGGCGCTGATGAGCGAGGAGCAGTTCGAGAAGCTGACTCAGCGATCAGGCAAACTCAGGACGCACAAACGCCTGAGAGTGTATCGAAGTTCGAAACGGGCGCACCATTCGTGAGGCTGTTCACTCAGTACGCAGGTTGGTTCAATATGCTAGGCAACTTAAATGCGGGCGAGGCAACAAAGATCATTCGTGAAGTGGGATTAAAGAAGGGCGCAGGCTCACTGTTCTATGTGTACACGCTTGGGTTCATGGTGCCAGCCGTAATGAGTGAGTTGCTTACCAGAATGATGTCAGGGAAGGGGTTCGATGAAGACGATGATGATCAGTATATGGATGACTTTCTTGCGTTGTTTTTTGGATCTCAAGCTAGGCTCGCAACGGCAATGTTTCCAGGCGTCGGTCCGGTTATCAACTCAGGGATCGGAAGGTTCACGAGTGCGCAGTACGATGACAGGATCTCGACTTCGCCGGCACTCTCATCAATCGAGAACACGATCGCGGGAGTTACGCTTCAAGGCTTTAGACAAGGCAACGCGAACAAACAAATAAGAGACACACTAACAGCGCTCAGTATGTTCACGGGGCTTCCGGTCGCACCACTTGCGAAGCCGATCACATATTTGAATGACGTAAGTAGCGGCACGGTAGAGCCATCAGGACCAATTGATTTTAGTAGAGGTTTATTAACAGGCAAGACAGGCCAATAGAAGAGACACAATTAGGAGAAACATAGATGTCAATTTCATCAGCTACGGATAGCGTTCGGTACTTAGGCGACAACTCAACGGCTGTATACAGTTACACATTTAGAATTGATAGTCAAAGTGACCTCAAGGCGATCAAGGTCACTGACACGGGCGTGAAGTCTGTGCTCACGCTTACGACTGATTACACGGTGACCGGTGTGGGCAGCGGCGGCGGCGGTACAATTACTTTAGTTGCTGGAAATTTACCCGCTGACTATAAGCTGATCTTGCGTCGGCAAATCCCACTTACTCAAGATACCGAGATCAGAAATGAGGGCACGTTCTACGCCTCACAACACGAGAATAAATTTGATGAACTAACGATGATCGATCAGCAGCAGCAGTTTGAGATCACAAGATCAATGAGACTCTCTGAAGAAGTTGATGCCGATGATTTTGATATGACAATCCCTGGCGATATTGTTGGCGTATCTGGCAAGGTGCCCCTTACGAATGATGCTGGAGATGGATGGGCGCCAGTCGCAGAGTGGCCTTCATCAGCAGATATTGCGGGGGCTCAAGGGGCGGCAGCGGCGGCAGCAGTGTCGGAAGGTCTTGCAGAGGGTTGGGCGACTAACTCAGCGGCCTCAGCAGCAGCGGCAGCAGCCGCAGCGGCAAGTGTGCTGACAAACCCGATGACTACTGGTGGGGATACTATCTACGGTGGTGCTTCTGGTACACCTACTAGACTTGCAAACGGTTTAGCGGGACAGGTTTTACAATCACAAGGCACTACCCTTGCACCTGCGTGGGTCACTCCAACCTTACCTACTGTACAAAAATTTACGAGTGGGTCTGGTACATACACGAGGGCATCGTCGGCAGTTAAATATATTATCGTGACCATGGTCGGCGGCGGAGGTGGTGGATCTGGCTCTGGGGTTATAGCTACTGCTGGAAACGGCGGTACCGGCGGGACCTCTACTTTCGGAACAACACTACTGTCTGCTAACGGTGGAGTCGGTGGAGTCCATGGAAATAATGGTGGAGCTGGCGGTAGTAGTTCGTTAGGGACAGGTCCAATTGGGTCCAATTTCCCCGGAGGCTCTGGTAGCGCGGGAGGGGCTAACATTGTTAGCGGTCAATCGGCAGGAGCTGGAGGCATAGGAGGGTCAAACCCTCTTGGTGGTGCCGGCGGGGGAGGTTTTGCCGCAGTAGCCGGTCAAGCTGGAGCAACTAACACTGGTGCCGGTGGCGGCGGTGGCGGTGGAAATGGAAGCACTGACTCTCGTGGTGGTAGTGGCGGCGGTGCGGGTGGTTATGTGAGGGCAATTATTACTTCACCATCATCTACTTATAGCTACGCCGTTGGTGCAGCAGGTACAGCGGGTACGGCGGGTACTGGTGGAGTTGTCGGCGCTGCAGGTGCCGCCGGGTTCATCATGGTTGAAGAATACTACTAAATTTAAAAAAGGAATTATTACTTAAACATTAATTGCCACTCTGCAAATCGCCTGGAAATGGCGCTATGGGAAAGTGCAGTAAGTCCAGAGCTCGGGCGATTTGACTGAGTACTTTTCAGTACTGTGGTTGATCGCCCGATCATTCCATATACTTTAAAAAAGGCGGGTTGATGGAATTGATTATATCGTTTGCAAACCAGTATCCTGTTGTTGCTTCTGTTCTTATGGCGATTGGCGTTCTTCGTACAATTAATAAGCCGCTCTTCACATTCCTTCAGGTCCTTGTAGGCTCAACGCCAACTCAAAAAGATGACGAGATCTTAAAGTCTGTTGAGCAATCGAAGGCGTATACTTATCTTTGCTTTGTTCTAGATTATTTTGCATCGGTAAAGTTGCCACAGAAATGACTTCGATAATTAAGGGTATAGGGATTTTGCTTGCGAACTTGCCCCAAATCCTAAGGCTGATTGAAGAGATTCAAAAGGCCCAAGCTGAGGCGAGTATCAAAAGAAGGGTCGCGGATGATTTTAAAGCAATTGAAGAAGCATTTAAAGCCAAGGATGGCGATGCCCTTAATAGGATTTTTAATCCTTAGTTCATGTGTTGTGGCACCTAAGCCCGAACCAGTGGTCGCCTTCAAGGGCCGCTGGAGTTTTTGTACTGCAAGCCCGCCTCAAGTGCTTGCCTGTTTAAATGAGACTGATCTTAAGGTTCTTAGAGAAACGCTCGTGAGGTGTCAGCAAAATGAAGATAACTCTCGTTAGAGGATTCAGCGACTCGACTGTGACGCTGGGATTCCTGCAGTCAGATGATGTTGAGCATAACCCAATCTTTACTCTAGAGAATCCGCTCAGAGCCACCGCAAAAGATTCACTAATACCAGGTGGTGCATATATATGCAGGCCCTATTCGAGCAAGCGCTTTCCCGATTGTTGGGAGGTGCATAATGTACCAGGACGCACGAAGATTCTCATCCACGCGGGTAACAATGAGGCCGACACAACGGGCTGTATTCTTGTAGGGCTTGCGGCTGGGGTGATTAATGATCAGCCCTCAGTGCTTCACTCTAGGCTTGCGATGGATATGCTTCGCAAGCTGATTGGCAAGTCGGACTTTATCCTAGAGATCAAATAAGATTCGCATCTAGACTGGCGCCTAAGCTCTTAAGTGTTTCATAATAAGACATGAAACGAGAAGAGCTAATCCAGCGGGTGATGGACGTCTTAAGGACTAGCTTTAAATCAATTAAAGATCCTGAGATGCGCCATTGGTGCGCGGCTGAAAAAATCGTCATTAAAATAATCGAACCAGAAATAAGGGAACATGAGAAGGCTCTTAACTTTCTACATCGCTCTAGTAAGTCTCACTTCGACTGCTAGCGCAGAGGTGGCGAAGGTTACCGAAAGCCTTTATGCTGGCATTGGAGACAACGGCATCCTGCTCATTCTCATTACTCAGCTTCTTCAATTTATTTGGGTTATGAGTAAGTGGATTTTTGATACGTACATTAAGAAGCAAGAAGACAAAGACGCTGAGGTCAAAAACCTTAAAGAAGAGTTCCATCAACTGAGGTCTGAGATCATTGGAGAGTTTAAGGAAATTAAAAACGAAATGAGGCACATTCAAAAGATGCCTAGCGAGGGAGAAATTATGAATCGACTCGAGGAGAGAATGGAGTTCATGGTTTATAAAGCGACTAGAGGCCTGGGCATAAAGGGCAATCAATGAAGATCATCTATGTTCTGATTATGGCTATTATGTTCGCTCTTGCACTGAGGCACGGTCTATCACCTCAGACTCAGAAAGATGTAGCGACGTCTTGCCAGAAGGTATGCGACGGCATCGGGTTGGATCATGATTATGCAACACGGTCTAATGTATTCACGGTTAAATGTATGTGCAAGGCCAAGCCTCGATTGCCAGCGACTATAGGTAAACCTTAAAGCAATGCGGGATTGAAGGGGCTCGGGCAGTCGGTCTCATATATGGAGTGATCACGTATAGCCCTGATTACTTCGCAGCTATGACCATTAACCGTACACTCGAAGTACTCACTCTTTAAGTCCCCACTGTTCGAATAGGTATATTGATGAGGGTAGGGGTCAGCTTCACACGACTCCGCGCCGGCAGCTGATGTTTCGCTCTTAGCACAGCCCGCAAGAAACGCACAAAGGGAGAGGGCGATCATTTGTCTCATGATGACTTATCGGCACTAGTACAACAAGACTTTAGTCCTAAGACAGATTATCCATACTCCATTGGTTTAACTAGGGAATGTGAATAAAAACATATAAACAACTTTAGACCTAATTAAAATGTGACGAATAATTAATTAGATAAGTTGCTCGTAGTCTCACATCGTGCCGATGTTCGGCTCTTCACCTTTGTTCTTTGAGTGGGTTGTAGGGAGAGGCCCTACTCCCCTGTATTCGGCTGTTCGGGGGGTGTTTGGTATTAGGGTATTAGGGGGGGGAGCGAATGCGGTGTCAAGGCAGATATGCTCACGCATGGCGATAATCGTTAAAATCGAGTACAGTTGATAATCGTTTTCAATTACATTAAAGATCGGGGCATTTGGGCATGGGCAAGGGGCGCAAGGGTTTGGAGGTTCTCATCGAGAGTTTGCCTTACCGGATGAAGTTTTTAGACGAGCAATTGAGGGATCACCATAAAGGACAGAAAGCATCGAAGCGCGGATCTCGGGGGCCTCAGCTAGAAATCGTTTCAGGACAGGGATCAGGCTCTTCAGAGGCACCTCATCGCCATCTTCGATTAGTCTCAACAAAGCATAATCAGAAGGCCTAAGTATCTCGTCGGCGGCGGCCCGAATGGACATGGGCTCGTGGACGGGCTTAGGCTTTGGGGCGGGCTTATCTGGATCGATCCAGAGGTCCGCAATATCGCAACCTAGGGCGTGGGCCATTTTTGCCAAATTTGAGCCCCTGGAGACCACTCCCTTAGACACCGCCCTAAACACCGTGTGATAGCTGACACTTGACTCATCAGAGAAATCCTTTATGGACCAACCCTTGGCGTCCATGCGTCGTCGCAGATTTCTCTGTAAAAAGTCAGGGTTATTCATAACTTACATTTTACTCCACGTCTGCTGCTTTGGTGCTAAATAATGGTTGCATTCCGCTAGCAGTAGTGCTAAATTATCCTTATGAAGAAAAGAGTTCACCGACAATTGATCGATACCTGGGTTCAAGAGAATGGTCCTGATGGCGTATCTAAGCTGGCCCTTAAGTCGGGCGTATCATCGAGCATGATCAGCAAGGTTCGCGTTGGGAGAGTCCCGTTCAAGATAATAACAAGGCGAGCCTTGGCAGTAGCAATCGGAGTTGAGGAGAGTGCGCTTTTCCCTGATGTCAGGGGCCGCAGCAAAGCCTCCTAGGCATATATAACAGAGTATACGGTATTCTTGCAACGCGTCAAGTTTCGGGCCGAGCTGCGCTTAAAAGGAGTGGATATGACCGACGAAGTGAAAAGATTACACGCTTTGATCCAAACCCCAGAGGGCGTTGGATGCCTTTATCTAGCTGGGATTTTGCGAAAAAACATAGGGGGGTCGAAGTGAGTGAACTAACAGGCAAAGCAGAGGAGCTATTTAAATGATCGCATTTCACAATGACGAAAAAATTAAAGAAAAATATCTAGAACGAGTTCGAGCACACGCTCGTGCTGACGAGATTGTAAAAGGTCAATATTGGAAAGATGGTAAGGGTTGTGCCGTTGGATGTACAATCCATTCAGATGATCATACATCCTACGAAACTGAATTAGGTATACCGGAGTGGCTAGCTCGACTTGAGGATACTCTTTTTGAAGGTATGCCGAATGAGCAAGCAAAGCTATGGCCTGAACAGTTTCTTGCCGCGATTAAACCAGGCGTGGACTTAGAGCAAGTTAGAATTCCGCTTATTATCTTCATTTTAGAGCAAAACCTCATCTCCCTAGATGCGTGTGAATTTGACAGGGATGAAAATCCAGAGGTGGTCAAGGTAATTGCTGATAGCCGTGCAGCAGTCGTGAATATGATTCGGTGCCACAGAGAGGGGCTTAATCTGTCAGCAGCAGAGTCAGCAGCAAGGTCAGCAGCAGAGTCAGCAGCATGGTCAGCAGAGTCAGCAGCATATTCAGCAGCATGGTCAGCAGCAAGGTCAGCAGAGTCAGCAGCACAGTCAGCAGCAAGGTCAGCAGAGTCAGCAGCATGGTCAGCAGAGTCAGCAGCATATTCAGCAGCATGGTCAACATGGTCAGCAGCATATTCAGCACAGTCAGCAGCAAGGTCAGCAACATTCGTCAAATACGCCGATAAGCTTTTAGTTCTGCTATCGGGGGCGGTATGAGTGAAGCCGCAAAGAGCCTGGGGGCGGCAGCACCTAGAGCATTCAAGATGCCGAACGATCTCTACCATTCAAGGCCAGAGCTAAGTAACTCACAGAATAATATTTTGATTGATAAGTCGCCGGCCCACTTCATGGAGTACAAGACTAATCCGCCAAAACAGACCGAGGCCATGCTCACGGGCATGGTCGTACACACGGCATTACTTGAGCCTGAGTTGTTCTTAGATACTCATGCAGCAGCGCCAGAGTGTGACCGCCGCACCAAGGCTGGCAAGGATATGTATGAGGAGTTCTCACTTCTCAACGCTGGCAAGACAATTATGAAGAACGATTTGTATCATATGGTCTTTGGTATGATTGGCTCTGTGATGGCCCATCCAGTTGCGAAACAAATCCTAACAAGGAATCATAACGAGCTGTCGTTTTTCTCGAAACTTCGTGACGTTAAAGTAAGGTGTCGCCCTGATATTCTGCGCGGCAGTAATCTCATTGCTGACCTCAAGACTACTGAGGATGCAAGTTTTCATGGCTTTCAACGGGCGGTAGCTAAGTATCACTACGCAAGACAGGCGGCATTTTACGCCGACACGGTCGCCTCAGTAACTGGGGGCAAATATGAATCATTCGTTTTCATAGCGGTTGAGAAGCACGCTCCCTACGCGGTTCAAGTATTCGCTTTAGATGAGGCCTCAATGGATAAGGGGCGCGAAGAGTATCGGCGCGGATTGGATCTCTATCACATGTGTTTAAGTACAAACACATGGCCCGCTTATTCAAATGAAATTATGCCGCTAAATTTACCTTCTTACGCGTGGGGCGAGTAGTCATGAGCAAAGACCTAACAGTCAAGCAGCCTAATCAAATGGCCGAGTTCAATGATGAGCAGGTGGAGATCCTTCGCAAGACTTTGTTCAAGGATTACAATGATGATGAGATGAGGTTCGCAATCACTGTGTGTAATCGTACGGGTCTTGATCCGTTCTCACGCCAGATCTACTTTCAAAAGCGCAAGAACCGTAAAACCAATGAGGATTCAATCGTAATCACCACAGGCATCGATGGGTTCAGGCTTATTGCCACTCGCTCGAATGCTTATGCAGGAAGCGATGAGCCGGTGTTTGTTGAGGAGGATGGCAAGCCGATGCCCCTCAAGGCGACTGTCACGGTTTACAGAATGGTTCAAGGTATGCGCGTCGGATTTACAGCCTCAGTTCGATGGATTGAGTTTTATCCAGGTGATGGGCCCGATGGGGCGATGTGGCGCAAGATGCCATTCGGTCAACTTGGTAAGTGTGCTGAGGCTCAAGCCCTACGCAAAGCATTCCCGGCTGAGTTATCAAATATCTACGCACCAGAAGAGATGGCACAAGCTGCAAACGATGCGACTGTGGTTCAGACCAAGGCTCAGCAGATTACTCAGGCGATGAGCGATGCTCCTGATCTCGAGATTGAGATCGCAGAGTATGAAGAAGAAGCTGACTTCTTAACTGAGGCTGCAGCGAAGCCGCCTGAGTCGGCGGGTGATTACATGGTCAAGGTTGGCAAGAACAAGGGTAAGCAGATCAAGAGCTTATCAGCTAAGAATTTAACGGACTTCGCACTTTGGTTTGATGAGATGAATGCAAAGGGCGAGAAGATGCACGCCGATGTTGCTGAGTACAGAATGAAGATAGAACAATTCTTTGAGGAGCAATCCAATGATCAGAGTATTTAGATACTGCCCTGATGACTACATAGATCTAGGTGTGGCGGGCGAAGCCTTGCTCGAGATCACAGCACGCATCGAGCTTGGGGGCTTCGGGCCACTCGAGCCAGTGCGCACAAGCTGCTCAATTGTTAGTGCAAAAGCAAAGCTGCTCGATGGGCAGATCATCGACATCACGAAGCGGGCGCAAGGGCTGTATGAGGACGACATCACTCAGAGCTTTCTCAAAGCACGCGATAAGGAGTACGAGGCTGTATGAACACTCCGCATCCAACTACAAAGATAAGTCAAATGCACCAGATCGATTTTATTGAGGAGTCAGACCTGCTTTATGAGTGCCGAACAAAGCGGGCCTGCGTAATCGACAAAGGCACCATGATAATCGGAGACGGTGGATTTGTACTTGATCAGGAGATGCTTGATCAGTGCGACATTAGGCTTTTCCACCGAACGGTGGGGGCACCTAATGAGTAGAATCATCGCAAGCTTTTTAACATTTGAATTTGCGTGCTCGGTGGTCGCTACAATGGCGATCATTTGGTTTTTGTTTTTATTAGTGGGGTAAGGGATGGATGTCATTAAATACGACAGTGAAATGATGCAAATAGAAGCGCAGGCCTACTTGGATTCATTCAAGGCGCGAATGAAAAAGACCGCCGACGAAATCATTGGCGAACTATATTCAAACGTAATGCCCTATCTCGATACTGATACGTGGACCAACTATCGAGAGGCTCTAAGGCTTGAGCTTGAACACGAGTACAAGTACTCGAAGTTTAAGTGTGCTTGGGCAAAAAACTTCCGACGGGCCGTGCTTGTTGAAAACCGAGACAAGTTGGTTGAACTTTTAAATCACGACTTACTAGAGAGGATAAAGACTCTCGAAGATCGGCATCAAGAATTTGAAATGTTTAGGTACTCGCCCGGCGGTGACGCCTACCAAGACGTGGTTAAAGAGCGAGATGAACTTAAGAAACTTTTGAATAAGTAAGTGGGGGCAACAATGGGCGAGAAGAAGATCAGAGAATTGTGGACTGTTGAGGACTTGATGAACTATCTCAAGTTGCCTAGATCAACGGTGTATCTATATGTCGCAGAGGGCTTGATCCCAGTGGTGAAGCTTGGCAAGCATCGCCGCTTCGTACCTGATGAGGTCGAGCGTGCGTTGAAGAAGTTGCCATGAACGCCTGGACTAAGACCAAAGATCCACGCATCAAGAAGCGTGACGGGTTTTACTGGGCTCGCTTCAGTAAGCGTGGCAAGCGCGTTGAGCAGTCGCTCGAAACCAAATCCTTTGATATAGCTAAGAGCTACGTTGAGAAGATCGAAGCACAGATCTTGATGGGCCGCTCGTGGAAGCGTGAGCGCCAGCTATTCAGCGAGGCATGGCTTGAGTTCTTGATTGATAAGAGACAAGGCAACAAGGTTCGCCCTGCGCGTGAGCGTACCATGTACGAATACACAGCGTTTGGTGATCGGTTCTATCTCAAGTTCTTTGGTGAGATGCGCCTGTCAGATATTGACGATCACTCATGGCGAGACTTCGTTGAGTGGGTAAGGCTTAACCACGGCGACATTCGATTCTTTAATATTAAGAAATACTTTCAAGGCTTCTTAACCTGGGCGAAGAGACAAGAGAAGATTCTCACGCCGCCATACTTGTTTGATCCTGATGGCGTTAAGAACAAAGAGCGCGAGGAGTTCACGCCAGGCAAGGCCTACACTCGTGAAGAGTTGAAGCTCTTAAGAGATGAGTCAGAGAAGCATGAGAAGTTTCATCTTGTGATGTTGATGTGCCAGTATATGGGTATGCGACCGAGTGAGGTTACTCAGCTCAATAAGGATCGAATCAACCTGAAGCTCGGCATCATTGCCCTGAAGCGCAAAGATACCAAGACCAACACTAGCCGAGACGTGCCCATACATCCTGTTGTGCTGCCACTACTTAAGGCAGAGATGGCGCTAGGCAGCACGGGACCATTATTTCCCAACCGCAATGACAGTACTCGACCGATGGATCCAACTGGATTCAAGAAGGTGTGGTCGGCGGTTCGTGAGGCGACAGGGATTGAAGGCCGCTTCTATGATTTCAGGCACACCTTTATTACATTTGCGATCGCTGATGGAATGAACCCAGTCGTTGTGGCGATGATCACTGGGACTTCGATCCGCGTAATTCAGAAACACTATTTACATCTGAGTGACAAGGACCTCGGTCAAGCAATCGCTAAGCTGAAACTTTAATCCAAAGCTACTGGGACGAATCTGGGATTGAAGAGTTTGAAAACAGCGTGAGAACGATTGAGGTGGCGATCCCGGCAGGATTTGAACCTGCGACCTACGGCTTAGAAGGCAGTTATGGCCTAATTCGTACACCACTTTAAATCGTTCTTTCCTATGAAAAGAGTCCAGTTGCTAGGCAATTAATCCAGACGAAACCCGAATCTACTGGGACGAATCTGGGACGTTTTCTAGTTCAACTGGATTCACTAATTATGATCCCGGGGGGATATATGGGGTTTATAAAAACACGAGGTAAGCATGAAGCGCTTATTACTGTTGATGATGACCAACACGAATTATTAAACCAGTATTGTTGGCGTCTAGATAAATTTGGCTACGCAAGGACCAACATTAGGATAGGCCTCAAGGAAAAAACGATTTATATGCACCAGATGCTTATGGGCCAGCGGCCCGGGTTTATTATTGACCATATAAATCGAAATAAACTTGATAATAGAATGGATAATTTAAGGTTTTGTTCTCATAAAGAGAATGCCCGAAATAGTTCTAAAAAGTCTGCGTCTTCTTTAACTTCTAATTTTATCGGTGTTGGGCGAAGCTCCCCTCAGTCTTCTACTTGGAGAGCCAGAATAACGGTCGACGGTATGCTTGTGCATATTGGTTCGTTTAATACTCAGGAAGATGCAGCTATGGCGCGAGATAAGGCGGCTAAGAAATTCTTTGGAGGCTTCGCGTCTCTAAATTTCCCGGAGGCTATTTAGTGGCGAAGCGACTAACTGACACGAGCATATGGGATAAGGCTTGGTTCAGAAAACTAACGCCTAGGATGAAAGAGGCTTGGCGATATCTGTGTGATCGATGTGATCATGCTGGCGTTTGGGATATTGATTACGACGCGATTACATTTAATGTTGGCGAACCTGTTTCATGGGCCGACATTGAGAAGTCGTTTGGCAGCCGCGTCAAAATCATCGCTCACGATAAGCTATTGATCACCGGCTTCATCGAATTTCAGTACAAAACTAAAATTGAAAACCTCAATCCAGACAATCGGGTTCATTTTTCAGTGATTCAAAGGCTGTCATCTTTAGGGGTATGTAAGCCCCTTACAAGCCCTATGCAAGGGTGTAAGGATAAGGATAAGGATAAGGATACGGTTAAGGAAAAGGAAAAGGAAAAGGACCGGGATCTTGAAATTCGTGAGATCCAAGACTCCATTCCGATCATAACGCAAGAGCTATGGGCTCATAAGTATCCTGATCCTGATTGGATCATTCGGCAGATCGCTGATGCCTACGATTTCCACACATCAAATCCAGCAGAGCGTCCGGCTAACGCGGGCCAGTGGATGAAGAAGCTAACGACGTGGCTTAGTAACAACTGGGCCAAGCGCGAGCGCGAGAGGGCAAGGACCGGCTTTGGTCCAGGCATATCGCTCGCAAGCATCTCGCTCAAAGATTATTCAAGTGAAGAAGGGGCTTAGTCATGACAAAGGATTTTTTTCTTCATCAGGTTACACGCTTACAAACGCGCTTCGGCGACCGAGCGATCGATGCTGAGTTTGTCAAACTCGTTTGGGCTGAGATCCACGAGATGAATGAGCAGGATTTCTTGAGGGCAGTCAACGTGTGGATTGGGTCCAGACCATACACGAAGCCGCCATTGCTCACAGAGTTTCGTGAAGCAAGGATGGCCTCAAGTAAAAACAAGTTTGAGTCAGACCTTCGTGGCAGCGCGAACTTCTTGAGCCGCAAGGCACCTGAAGAGATGCGCAACAAGCTGAAGCAAATCTTGTCAAAAGAACATGGCGGCGTTGACTCACTTCGTGATGCGCTTGAAGTAGCGAAATTAAACCTACGGCTCAAGCGGAGTGAAAAATGAAAAATCAAAACGAACCTAGGATTGAGCCAGGCAGACACATTTGCACCGAGTGCGGCGTGGACGATTCAACCTACTGGCGAGGAATTCGCATCGAGAGTCCGGTCTGCAATTCGTGTTACCCGAAGCGCAGGGCGAGGCAGAGAAACGCAAAGCCAAAAGTGAAAGCTTACTCAATGTGGGGGGAGTGATAAATGAATGGATTTTATGGAATACAAACCAGGCATGAGCGAAGGCAACTAGAACGCGCAAAAGAAAAGCACGTTAAGCGCCTCATGTCTGGAGGGTTCACAAAGTTTGAGGACATTACACAAAGCGAGAGGTCGCAACATCTCATCAGAATGATGGGCATCAAACCCGTCAAAATTTATTTGAATGGACTTTTTGTTGTTCAAGTTTATGCCCATGCCTGCGAGTGGGGCGAATGTTTGCGCGTAATGATTCGGTGGAATGACGCAAGGCCCGATCATGACTGGGCGATGTTTCAAAGAATAAAGAACGAACTGTTCGGAGAGTCTCGAGTGGCGCTGGAAGTATATCCCTCGGAGGAGCACAAACAAAACGTAGCGAATATGTACTGGCTATTCGTTTTACCTGAAGGGTTTAACTGCCCGATTGAAATAAGGGGGCTGAGATGACCGCACAGGATCGATTGTGGAGTCCAGGCAGCGAGTCGCCTGCGATTTTAAATCCGACCGAGGGTGGTTCGCTAGGCTACTCATTAGAAGTCCGCCTTGAGGGTTTGCCGAAGCCGACGAATAGATCGAATGTACACTGGCGCGTTAGAGCTGAGCACGCGAAGGAGTGGAAGCAAAAGACTTTTACAGTATGTTGGCACTTAAGGCCGCCTGAGCCGCTTACTAAAGCGAAGATTACTATATCCCGTCATAGTTCGGTATGTCCAGATTTCGACGGCTTGGTGAGCGCTGGAAAACACATTTTAGATGGCCTCGTGCAAGCGAAGATTCTTGTTGACGATAAGTTCGCAGTCATCGGTCAGCCGAACTATCTCTGGTTTAAAGAGCGTCCCAAATTCGGGCACATCATTATTAAAGTGGAGGCGTGCTAAATGAAAGAGAGTTGTTCGAATCAGCAAATCGTAGGGCTTGACGCTCTGATGAAGTTCACTAGCATCAGCGGGTCACTTATCGTTCGTGCTCGAAAAATTCACGGATTCCCCGGTCCTATAAATGAACGCATTGGGGGAAACAGCCCGATGATATGGAGTATGCGCGAGGTCGAAGACTGGATGCTCATGAATCATGACATCGATTACGTCAAGCGAGCACTCGAGAAAGCAGAGTGGAGACCTTGAACGTACAAGACTTTCTAGCGCTGATCGCCTGTGCGGTTATCGTTTGTCTCATAGTTTTGATGTTCGAATAGGGGAGATACGGGTAAGTGAGCTACGTTGACAAAGAAAAAGAACGCGCTACAAAGCGTAAATATTACCAGAAACACAAGGAGAGAGAACGTGCAAGAGGAAGAGAAAAGAAGCGAAAAGCGCGAGCAAGACGTGGAGATGAGATTAACGCCAAGAATAGAGAGAGGTACGCAAAAAACAGAGTCACCGAAGCAACCAAGCAGAACGAGCGGCGTCGGCGTCGCCTACCCTATATTGGTCTCCGAACAGCAATTCGAGACTGTGAAACAGGAGCACTTGACTTCAATGAGCTTATTGAACGACTCAGCCGAAGTCTTGCTCTCAGCAATGAAATCATGCGTACCCGCCGAGGGCTCAGGTCGGACGATAGGCGAGTACACGGGTCGCAACATGAGAGAAATGGCCAAGAGCATTCGCGATCTAATTCAAGTAAAGACTCAAGTGGTTAGGTCCATGCACACAATCGCGAGAGATGAATTTTAATTATAGTAATATTTACTATAAAGCAGAGGAGATACTTAAATGCTTGCATTTCACAATGACAATAAAATTAAAGAAAAATATCTAGAACGAGTTCGAGCACACGCTCGTGCTGATGAGATTGTAAAAGGTCAATATTGGCAGAGCGGCAAGGGTTGCGCCGTTGGATGCACGATCCATTCAGGTGATCACAAATCCTATGAAACTGAATTAGGTATACCAGAGTGGTTAGCTCGACTTGAGGATACTCTTTTTGAAGGTATGCCGAATGAGCAAGCAAAGCTATGGCCTGAACAGTTTCTTGCCGCGATCAAGCCAGGTGTGGACTTAGAGCAAGTTAGAACTCCGCTTATTATCTTTATTTTAGAGCAAAACCTTATCTCTTTGGATGCATGTGAATTTGATAGGGATAAAAATCCAGAGGTGGTCAAGGTAATTGCTAATAGCCGCGCAGCAGTCGTGAATATGATTCGGTGCCACAGAGAGGGACTTGATC